GTCCTGATTTTGTTCAAGTGACTGAATAGAAATAAAGGGTAACTTACTGTACTCCAGAAAGTTACCCTTTGCTTTGTCGGAATGAGGCGAATTATCGCGCAATTATTCTCTCGCAAGGGTAACTGATTATTAAATAGTTATAGTCCTTAAAATCCCACGGTTAGAACTTGCTCGTCCCGATTTCGTCCCGGATAATGGGCCTTCATTCTTACTATTATTTTTCATAATGTTCATCAAAATTATTGCATTGTTAATTAGTATTTTGAAACTATATATGTTATTCCTCCAAATCCGATCCGCTTGCATCTGCACATTCGGCATTGTCTCCCTGAAGGACATGCATTTTTTTCCTTTCAGATTGTAACTCCTCAATAAGACGTTGCTGCGAGCAGATTGTTTCTGCTTGCTGTTTTATGATATCATACATATCTTGTGGGATGAAGACTCCATTTGGCAGAGTGTTACTAGGAGGTTGTATCTCTTTTGTTTTTTCTCCTCTTCCAGTTAGAAGCCACTCTGTATTAAGTTCAGGGAATGTTAGAGTAATGCTCTGTAGTTTTTCTGGGCTTATAGATTTTCTTATGTTATTCACATATCCATTTGATAGACCTACCTGGGATTCAAACCTGCTTTGGCTTAAACCTTTATATTTGATGAAATCTATAAGTCTCTCTTTTACAGTCATATAGCGTTTAATGGCTAAATTATTTTTAATCACACAGATAAATGCTCTGTAAATCACTTGTATTTTACAGATAAATGCTCTATGTTTGCATCGTGTTATAAAAACGACACCACGAAGTTAATAAAACATCTTGTAATAACATTAGTATAAATTAAAATTTTATCAATTATGGTATTTAGTAAGTACATGCAAAGTCTTCCGAATCAGCAAACTGATACAATAAAACAGATTGCTGATTTGACAAGCTCAACTACTACATCTGTGTACCGATGGATAGCAGGTAAAGCTCGCCCACCTTTAGTTAAGCAGAAATTGATTGCCGAGTTTCTTGGATTTAAACTTGATGAACTTTTTCCACCTGAAGAGAAAGGAGGTGAAGCATGATCTTATGTAATATTGAGTTTTATTCTACTCCTGATGGTGAAGTCATGGTAAAGGAATGTAATCAAGCTGTTCGTAAATTGGAAGAATCGGATCGTGATTTGATTTTATCTTTCTTTATTGCTATCAGAGATAGGTATCCGGTTGCTTTTAAAAGATTGAGTGAGCTTTATTCTAAGAGCGAAAAGAATCGTCTGCATTTTGAATATAAAATAGTCCATCGATTTGCTCGGTGTAATTTTGGTGAGTATGATCAACAGAATTATGATATTGATCGGAATGGATCTTTTCAGTTTGAAGAAGTGCGTTGCCCTCTCCGGGGAGAATGTCAGGATGAGGGAGTTATTTGTAAGCCAAATTTAGATTCAAAACTATCTTCTCGCGAACTTGAAATATTGGCTTTAATAGCGGAAGGATTACAGTCTGTTGAAATTGCAAATGAATTATCAATCTCAGCAGCTACGGTGAACCGACATAGGGAAAATATAAAAGCAAAGTTGCGTTTAAAAACGTTGGGACAGATGGTAAATTATTATTTGACTAACATAAGAAAATGAGATAATATGAAAGCTAAACGGTTATTAAATCCCAAACTTTTGAATAGTATCGTAGAGAAAGTACATGAAGATAATCTTCCGATGGAAATTGATATGGGCGAAATGAAGGACGGGTTGATTGATGTTTTATTTGTGTATCCGGATTCGTTCCAAAACGAATTTGAGCCACTAATGGACAATGTCTTTAATGAGGTTTTTGGACCACTGGAAGGAGGAACTGAATTATGAATACTTCATGTTTTACTAATAACTTACTTGCCATGCAAGACAAACTATATCAATTTGCTTATCGGCTGACTACCGATGCTGATGCAGCTCGTGATCTTCTTCAGGAAACCTCTCTTGTGGTATTGGATAATGAGGAGTTATATACTCCGAATACCAATTTTTCAGCTTGGTGTCATACAATTATGCGTAACTTATTTGCAAATCAGTATAGAAGGAAGATGCGTGAAAAAGCCTATTATGATACAGTGTCTAATCCTATGTTGCAGTTTTATGATTCGGCAGTGGATAGTTCTTCTGATACGTCCGAAATACTGCAGGTTCTGGAACTGCTACCTGATTGGCAAAAAGAATCTTTCATTTTACATATTTCAGGATTTAAGTATCGGGAAATAGCAGAAAAACTGAATTTGCCCTTAGGAACTGTAAAAAGTCGTATTTTCCAATCTAAACAGCAACTCAAGCTACAATTACAGGATTTTGTATAAATAGACTAAATATAGAATAAAAATGAGTAATATCAATCTACTATACATAGATCTATTCTGCGGAGCCGGAGGAACATCCACCGGGGTAGAATCAGCGAGGGTAAACGGTGAGCAATGTGCCAAAGTGATTGCTTGCGTGAATCACGATGCTAATGCCATCGCTAGCCATGCAGTCAATCATCCGGACGCACTGCACTTCACCGAGGATATTCGTACACTGGAGCTTTCTCCACTTATTGAACATCTTGCTAAATGGAAGGCGCAATATCCGAGTGCGGCAGTTGTTCTTTGGGCGTCTTTGGAGTGTACGAACTTTTCAAAGGCAAAAGGCGGTCAGCCACGCAATGCTGACAGCCGGACGCTGGCTGAACATCTTTTCCGGTATATTGAATCTGTTAATCCTGATTATATTCAAATTGAGAATGTTGAAGAATTTATGGCATGGGGACCGATGGATGAAAACGGAAAACCTATCTCCGTGCAAAAGGGAAAAGACTACACCAAATGGGTTCGCAATGTGAAATCCTATGGATATAACTTCGACCACCGCATTCTGAACGCTGCTGACTTCGGAGCATATACTAGCCGAAAACGATTCTTTGGTATTTTTGGTAAGAAAGGCTTGCCTATCGTGTTCCCGGAACCTACGCACTGTAAAGAAGGAAAACAAGATATGTTCGGGAGCCTATTAAGGTGGAAGCCCGTTAAAGATGTGCTAGATTTAGAAGACGAAGGAACTAGTGTCTTTACCCGGAAGAAACCACTATCAGAAAACACTCTTGAACGTATCTATGCTGGCTTAATTAAGTTTGTAGCAGGTGGAAAAGATAAATGGCTGCTGAAATACAACTCAATTAATGGAAAGACAGGAAAGCACATTCCTCCTGGAATAGATGAACCATGTCCGACTGTGAGTTGTCAGGGACGATTAGGAGTTGTGCAAGCGCATTTTCTTTCAAGATACAAAACTTGCCGTCCTCAAGATACTTGTAAATCAGTTGATGAACCTTGTGGAGTGCTTACCACCAATAATAGGTTTGCGAAAGTAGGTTGTCATTTTCTCTCTAAGTATTTCAGCGGACATCCGGAAAGTAAGAATATACCCGTGGACGGGCCGGCACATACCATCAAGTGTAAGGATAACCATTCGTTGATAAATGCTAAGTTCCTCGCTGCGTATTACGGAAATGGTGACAATGTAAGTCAGGTAGATAAACCATGTCCTACGGTTCCAACGAAAGACAGATTTAACTATGTGAATCCAAAGTTTCTTTGCTCGTACAATTTCAATGATGCCGGCAAAGATATAAATGCCCCGTGTCCGACCTTACTTACAAAAGATAGGTTTTCTTTAATTAGTCCGTTCTTTATGAATTACTATTCAGGTGGTGGTCAGCATTCAGATATTAACCAACCATCCCCGACTATATTGGCTAATCCAAAACAACGTCTGATATCCTGTCAATTCATGGATCAACAGTTTGGACACAGCAAGCCTGCCGGGATTAATCAACCTCTTGGAGCATTGACTTCTAATCCAAAGTACAATCTTGTAAGCTGTCGTCCGTGGATGATGAATACTAACTTCGGAAATATTGGCAGCCGGATAGAAGAACCTGCTCCAGTTATCACCGCTAACCGAAAGTGGCACTACCTGATGAATCCGCAATTTGTATCTCCTGGAAGCTCTGTGAACGACCCATGCTTTACCCTCATTGCCCGGATGGATAAGCGGCCCCCCTACCTTGTCAGTCTAAATACAGTGTTTAGTTCGGAAACACCACCACCGGATTTCGTGAAGATAGATGCCTACGGGAATGTGTTTATTGAAGTCTTTGAAGATGATAGTCCCATGACAAAGAATATCAAAGAATTCATGGCCATCTATCAGATTGTAGACATATTGATGCGGATGCTCAAGATACTTGAACTAAAGCTTATCATGGGATTCCCGGAAGATTACATGCTAATTGGCACACAAGCTGACCAGAAGAAATTCATAGGCAATGCAGTCGAAGTAACAATGGCACGGGTTCTCTGTGAAGCTGTCAGCACGAAGCTACTTGAATTAAGAAAAGTGGCAGCATAAATTAGAGTAATACAGAACAAAAAGGAGTCGATATGCGTGAAGATATAATGTACATGATAACCTACCCAAATGGTACACTTGTGATGAATACTCAAAAATATTACCGAAGAGATTGCGTCAGGTACTGGCTGGACGGAACTAATTTGACATGGAAACAGATGTATAATAAAGGTTTTCGCTGTAAAAAAGTGAAAGTGACATTTGAAATAATTGATTAATAACCAATAAAGAAAGGAATCAATATGGAAGGAGATTTATATGCAGTATGCGAACTAACGCCTGAACAACAAAGAGCTTTTAATAGACTAAAAAAGGCGTATAAAGACTGTGAAAAGGCAGGGATTTACTTTGCTAACAATTATGGAGATTTGATGGCTTTTAATAAAAAACTTGTGGCAGGATATGGAGATATGATGATGCATGCCGATGGAGAATATGAGGTAGTACTTGATTCTGGTTGTCCTGCTGAATCTATGCGAATTGCTAATGAATGGGCTGATGATATTCATGTATTAGGTTTAACTAAAAAAGGCATGAAATTATATTTGCAGGAAGAAGATTAATTCAATAAAATCAAGAAAGGAACTAAAGTATGATGTTTATATTATCAGAGGACGAATATAATTCCTTAATAAAAAAGGAAGTCCATGAAAAGGTCGTTGAGAGTTTGCAAGAAGTTATATCACAAGATGATGCTATTATTTCCAAGCTAAAGGAAGAAGTTCTCCATAATCGTCCCTGCTATCAAAAAGGGGACAATGTCTATTGCGATGGTTGCCCTCTAGGGTTTGAGAATCTTGGAATATGTAGAGACAGAACAAATTATTCAAAATAATATAGTTATGCATACAAAGGATATTTTCGAACAAACCATGCTCTCATGTGGGTATGTAATTGATAAGATTATACAAAACGAAGACTCCCAGGACGTTCGTAAAGTTGAAGGACGAGTTAAGATCCCTAAAAAGGTAACTATATCCGGGAATCGGCAAACGATAATTGAAGAGAAGAAATTTCGATGGGATGCTGTTGGGCGATGCTTTTCTTTGCGATCTAACACCCGGCAAAGAAGATATGATCTTCCTTTACAGACAATTGTGGAGTTTAATAAGCTGAAGGAAACAGAAAAAGAAATGCTGTAGTAATGAGAGAGAGTTTAGAAAAATATAAAATTGTAAATTGGATTTGGGTATATCAATATTTGTCTCTTCTAGGTCCGGAAGAATTCTTCAAATTTGAAGCTCTTGTGAATACATCACTTGATAAGTTGGGAATCAACAGGTATTATGATGTATTGGAGGTACCGTCGGATAATCAGGAGTTATTTATAAAATTCTGCTGTCTTTATATATACAGGCATCCTGAATATGAGTTTAATGAAGATTTTACCCAAGTATGGAGGAAAGAATCGTATGAACAACGGGAAATGGAAGCAAGAAGAAGAAATTTATGTGCGAGAAAACGTGGGTAAAAAGACAATGGAAGAGATGGCCGAATATGTTGGCCGATCCCCATTGGCCGTTAAACTGTTTTTGCATCGCAAAAAGATAGTTGCCGGCCAGACGGTGAAGCGGAACTTAGTACAAGAGATGTTGCGTCTCAAGTTCCGACATCCGGAGAATTTTTCCCCAACGAGGGAATTTTATCGCGAAGTAAACATTAATCAGATGCGGTTTTGGGACATTTATTATGGCCGCAAGCAGATTACACAACAAGAATACGTTGCGCTATCCAAATATTTTGGACTTACACTCCAAGAGGCATTTGAGGCTAGGCAATTAAGTATGTTTAATGAAGAATAATTATGGTAAGTAAAGAAGAAATTGACCGGATAAAATCAGCACTGAACATCGTTGATGTCATTTCGGAGTTTGTTTCCTTAAGAAGAAGTGGCTCAAATTTCGTTGGTGTTTGCCCATTTCACAATGACAGTCATCCTTCAATGTTCGTTAGTCCAAATAGGCAAACTTATAAATGCTTCGTCTGCGATCATAAGGGTGATGTTATTAATTTTATCCAGGAACATGAGAATATGTCGTTTGCTGAAGCCGTTGAATGGTGTGCGAAGAAAGCAGGAATTGAACTGGAACATCGGGAGCTTACCGACGAGGAGGTGCGTAAAGCGAAAGATTTTGAAGCGATGCGGATCGCACTGAAAGGAGCGGTCATTTTTTTTCAAAAACATCTGCCGGAGGCGCAAAACTATCTCGATAAACGTGGATTTCGGTTGACGGATAAGGTTATAAAAGATTTTGCTATCGGCTATGCTCCTGAAGGTAATTTAGCTGTTCAAGAAATGTTGAAAGCGGGCTATTCCGAGGAAGTGCTAACAAAGGTTGATGTTCTGAAGAAAGCTGCAGAGGGGAGAATCTATGATAACTTTCGTGATCGAATAATGTTCCCTTTCTTTGATCTGAACGGAAATGTAACAGGTTTTTCCGGTCGATTTGTGGTTCCTAAAGAAAAGGCAGGTAAGTATCATAATACAGGTGATACTCCAGTTTTTAAAAAGGGTGCGCAAATATTTGGACTATTACAGGCACGTGGGGCCATTGGGCGAATGAATAATGTCTACTTGGTAGAAGGGCAATTTGATGTTCTATCGATGCATGCTTCAGGTGTCGAAAATACAATTGCCGGGTCTGGGACTGCACTTACTCCAGAACAAGTAAAGTTGATATCCAGGTTTACTCAAAATATAACTTTAGTCTATGATCCTGATGATGCTGGATTAAAAGCCTCTCTTAGGAATTGTGAGCTGCTCCTGAAGGCTGGACTAACTGTACAATGTGTTCTCCTACCTTATGGAAAGGATCCTGATAATATAGCTTCTGAAGAAAAAGAAAATACGGCGAAATGGCTGATGAATCGGAGAACAGATTTTGCCAGTTACTTTGCGGATATTTTTGCAAAAGACTTTGAAGATCCGGAATCTAAGGAACAGGCGTTGAATACGATCTGCAATTTAATTGGCTATATTTCTTCAGAGACCTTGCGGTTGAACTATGTGAGGAAGATATCTGCTAAGTTTGAGATTACAACAGAAATTATAGAGCGAAAGATACGTGACGTTGTCCGGAACGTGAAGGATATTCCAAAGATTGAGGAGATGAAACCGGGTGTTTATGGACTTGAACAAATCCACGAAATACGCCGTGAAGGTGAACCATGTGTACTTACACCGGATTTTGATTTGTTTCTGAAATTGTATGGAGATACCCCTGTTATTCTCTTGCATGGAGTTCCATCTGCGACAGATATCCAATCTATACGTCGGGAGTGTGCCTATTTTACAACGGATAGCCAAGGGATTTTCATAAATAGAGATGGGGATGAATCGGACTATCTTTCCGCATTGACAATGCTTTATCGTGCCGGTTTGACAAATATAACATTGACTGTAGCTGCAAAAGACCAAGAGCAGAAAGTAGTAGAGGATGAAGAAGGGTACGATCAGGAAGAGCAGCGAATAGACAAAACTTATACATTCATAAAATACTATGTACATCTGCATGGTTTGTTCCTAGCTTCTTATTTTGGAGAAAGAACACCTTTTATTGAACGTTGTGCTGACTTGATCAGTTATGCTGAAGATTCTGTTCGAGTGGTTAATGCTAAATATTTCTATGATAATCTGTCGCTTAGTAAGACTGACTTTAATGAAATATTAAAGCCCTATTTGGCAAAACGAAAGTCCCGCATGGCCATCAATGCTCAACGTACAGATGACGATGATGAAGATTACGATCCGAATGAACTGCCTGGGTATGTAGACGAAAATTCGGAATACAATGAAATGTATCGTCAATGTGGGTTCTATCCAAAGTTGAACAAAGACGGAGAGCCTGTATGTTATATGTTCCGGCAAGAGAAAGGCGGACATCAACAAATTGCCGATTTCTTTATGACTCCTTTGCTTCATATCTATTCGGATGATAAGGAGGCCAATAAACGAGTTCTTAAAATAAATCGGAGATACTATAAGACTCCACTTTATATTGAGGTTCCGTCTAGGGCACTGCTAAAGAAAGCGACCATTGAAGAAGAACTGATTCAACTGGAGGCTGTAAACTTCACGTCCGGAGAAGAAAAACACTGGACTAAGATACGAGAATATATGTCCCGGCACTTTATCACCTGTTCGGAAATCCTAACCTATGGAAATCAACAAGTCGATGGGGCTTCACGCCGGGAAGATAATATGTTTTTCGCTTTTTCAAATGGGGTGTTCCATGTCGTAGATGAACAGCCACGCTTTGAACCTGTCAATGAGCTTGGTGTCGTGACACATAATAAGAAGAACTATTACCTTCCAGCTTTTTCTACCATATACGCTGGATCCGGACGGCAGTCTGAAAAATATGAGCTTATTTCCCAGTTAGTTTATAAGGATATTCCGGTCGAGAAACAATGTAGCTTTGAAAAATGGGCATCTTTAATGGATCAGGTGTATAAAATCAATGATAATGGTAAATGGGGGATTCTCTTTGCTATAATGTGCGCATTTCGTAGCAATATACACTGTATCGACCGTTTGTTTACAGCTCCTTTCTTTATGGGGCCTATGTCTTCAGGAAAAACGCAAATAGCAATTTCCATTCGCTCTTTATTCATATCTCCGAAAGTGCCCATTTTTAATCTAAATATTGGTACAGACGCTGCGATGTCTACTTTGATGAGCACCTTCAGAGATGTTCCGGTCGTCTTGGATGAGTATAACAATAAAGATATATCGGATGTTAAGTTTCAGGCGTTGAAAGGAATTGTTTATGATGGAGACGGTAGACAGAAACGAAAAGGTACGTCCGGAAAGGAAATTGAAAATGATAAGGTGTATGCTCCTGTAATTTTGTGCGGGCAGGAAACGCCGCAAAGGGATGATAATGCGCTAATGTCCCGTATTATAGTATGCGAGGTCCCTAAGCCAAGGAATCGTACTCAGGAGGAGGTCGATATGTTTAATCAACTCAAGGATATTGAGGATCCTAACAAGATAGGACTTTCAAATGTGCTTTTAGAGATATTAAAGCTTAGGCCGTTAGTCATGGACCATTTTAGGACGCTCAAGCAGCAAGCCTATGATGAATTGAAAGCCGAACTGAACAATGCCGGTGAGATAGATCGTCTGATGAAAACAGCATCGCTCTTTTTAGCAACATGTAAGCTAATCGAAAGTCATACCAAAATGAATCTACCTTTTTCCTACAAAGAGTTTTTTAAGATAGCTTGTGCCAAGATAAAGTTCCAAGTTGAACTGATTAGTAAGACTGATAAGCTTGCTACTTTCTTTAAAGCAATGGATGTAATGATTGATACAAAGGCAATTATTGAGAATCGAGATTTCACGATTGATACACCTGATAAAATAACTATTAAGACTCCTGGAGGAGAGAAGAAAGAAATAGCATTTCCTGCAGGAACCAAGATCTTATTCTTGCGCTTGAGTGCTATTTATACACAGTTCGCTCGGAGCTCTTATAACAACGAGGATTCAACTCAATCTACCATTGAACAGAATCTTAGATCTCATCCGAGTTATATAGGGTGTGTGCATGCACGGCGTTTCAATTGGCATGAAGTTGTAGAGGTTCCTAGGGGAGGATATGAGGACGGAAATACTAATGATACTGTAACTGTTGATAATACTATGGTTCGGAAAGTGGAAAAGAGATTTACTAATTCAAGCTGCATTGCTTTAAACTATGAAATATTTCAGGATTTGTATGATATTGATTTGCGACGTTCAGGTAATGAACTTCCTGCTGAATCTGCTGACGATAATAAGCAACCATTACCATTTTAGTTAGATGTATTTTCTGCCTTATACTCCTCTGCCAGCCCTGCCGGGCGAGGAGTATTCTTTTTATAATAAAGCGTACATTTCAATTTTTAATCAACTCTATCATTTATGTTTGTTGGCCTCAATCCCCCGAACCCCCTGAATTTAAAGAAATGCCAGACAAAGAGATGCTAATTTTGAAAAGATAATTTTCAAAACATAGCGTCCAACAGTCCAACAGTCCAACAGCTAAAAACTTTTTAAAATGTAAATGCCTGTAGTATAGTAGTATATATCTTATTAAAGTAGTATATATATCCAACATTGCTGTTGTTCGGTTGGACGTTGTTGGATGTGTTGGATTTACAGTTTTCTACATTCCAACAGAATAAAAAATGACCTGTCCAACAAAATGCTACTTAAAAACCTTATGTTGGATGTGTAGGACGTTGTCCAACAGTCAGTCAATGTAATACTTCTAATATTAAATGGCTGATAATTAGATAACTATTTATTCTGTAATAGGGAGTGTTGGACGGTTGGACGGTTGGAAGCAAAAATAAATAAAAGTATTTCAAAAATATACTTTAACTGAAAAGACTATGATTACAACTAGTATTAATATTGAACCATATTTGGCTGAATACTTACGTGGAAAGTATAATAATGGTTCTGAAGAAGCATTCAGAATTCCAGACAATACAGACCTTTACCATACAATATGGACATTGATGGCTAAACGGCAAAAGAATCAATCTCCTGTTGATAATGGTAATCTGGCGTTGATCCTTCCTGAAAGAAGAATCGGGAAGGATCCTAAAGTTTACAATTTCCTTTCTCCTAACTCTGTGAGATTGATAGAGAAAGAAGTGCGGCGGATGTTTAACCGTGAACTTCATGCTGCGATGGATGAAAATGATATGAATGGACATCTTTTAAAGAATCTGGATGTTGTGCATCATTTCTTGTGCTCGTATTGCATTGATTCTATTTCTGAAGATGCTCTTTTAAAAAACTTCTATAGGTGGAGAGAAAATATACGCAAAAGGAAAACACGTCGAGAATATAAAAAGAAGTTAAAAAATGGGTAAAAAATGACCGACCGAACTATCATTTTTGTCCCTAAATGGCGAAAAAACGTCCGCTGTATGGCGAACTTGTTGAATATTAAATAATTATAAGATTATGAGAGAGCTAACTATTACTTTGAGAGTGAAACCTACAGGAAAAATGAAGAAAGAAGAATATCGTTTTCTTGCTGATCCTTTTTCTTTTACTCCTTCTATTACAGATTCGGTATCTGGCAAATTGTTCGATTGTAGTAAAGACATAACGATTGAAACTCCGGATGTAGATACTCTTCGGGAATTTTCCACTGCTAGGTCTGCTATTATTTATTTGTGTGATTCTTTAGAAAAGAATATTGCAATAGGTACAGATGATATTCCGGCTTTGGTTTCAATTTCTGCAAACTTGAACTCTGCAACCTTGAAAATTTCCTGTAAAATGCTCTATTCACCATTTTTGCCTGTATAAACAGTCCTTCATAGCCTTCTTTCGACGAACTATCTTCGCTGAAAAGATGCGCTACAATGAATAGGACATTTCTTCGTAACTTACTTATTACATCTAAACTCTTCATCACGGCAGAAGCTTATGCTGCTGCCATGATGGAATGTTTTCCACTCCTGGATCAAAAGAACCCAGTGCCAGGGTCTTTTTTCTTTTTATCGGATCCGCCGACTTATAAAGACCAGGTAGATAAGGCGGTGGCTAAACTTAAAAGAGAAATAGCATGTACTGCAGAACTTAAGAGTATAAGCCTGACTAATGATTTCTCATCCGAGGAACTGCCTGAAGGTTCAATTGCTTATCATCGTATTTGGGGTACAATTACATCTAATTCATCCTGGTATTTCTCCTCAAAACAATTTGAGAGGGATTTGATTGCTGCAGAGAGTAACCCTTCAATATCTGTGCATTTCCTCCATATTAACTCCGGTGGGGGTGAAGCTTGGTATTTAGACCGGTTGTCGGAAACAATGCACTCACTAAAGAAACCTGTAGAAGTCTTAGTTGAGCAGTATTGTGCTTCTGCCGGTTACTATATTGCTTGTCATAGTGCGAATGGAATACATGCGCTGACGAAGAATGATCAAATAGGTTGTATTGGTACTATGATCAGCTTTTATGACTTTTCTGCTTACTATGAGAAGTTAGGAATAAAACTAATTCAAGAGAAATCGAGTCTATCTCCACTCAAGAATAAGAAATTTGAAGATTTACGTGCTGGGCACTCGGAACAATATATTAAAGAAGTTCTTGATCCACTTACCGTTCAATTTTTAAATGAAGTAAAATCTTCTCGTCCTAAACTTGCCAATCTCCCTGAAGATGATCCGGTATTCCAAGGTGAAACATTTGATGCTCAACATTCGATAGATAAAGGGCTAATTGACTCTGTAATGACTCTTCCTGAAGCTATTGCCCATGCAAATTCACGTGGACAGGAATATCTGGACAGCATTTCCCTTCGAAATAAAATAAATCAGTATGTCTAATTTAACAATCAATTAATTATGAACTTTAGAGAAAAATTAGGAAATGTCTTACAACTTCTGAAACTGTCAGATAAGGCAATGGCTAAGCAATTAACGTCTGAAGACATTGTAGCAATTGCTACTCGTTATCAGAAAGAATTTCAGGCAAATCTTCGTGAAGATATGGAGGCGGATTCGGTGCAGCAGCAACAGCAAATGTCTCAGGATGAAATGAATCAGTTGCAATCGCTTTTGGCCGGTGTTGTGACTCCTCCTGCAGTTGCTAATAATGGGGCAGAAAAGGAAGAAAAGTCGCTTAATCAGCCTGAAGCTACACCGGAAGGTGTTATCGAGTTAGCCAAGAGCGTCGTAAAGCAAAATGGTGAATTACAGAATTTAGTGAAACAAATGTCTGATCAAACTGCAGCCGATGCTCCAGCTGCAGTGGTAAGAACTCCTGTAACTATGAGAATTAATGGACCCGGCACTACTGCAAAACATTTGTTTGGCATTGAAGCTCCTATGTTTGACATGTCGAAACGTTGGAATAAGATTACGGAAAACCCTGATTACTCCTCTACTAATATAGAGGATGGTGAAGAGAAAGCCTTTTTTCAGGAGGTGGCTGTTTTTTCAAAATCTCTTGCTCGGCGTTATGAATATTTGAATAAGAATCATCTACTCGATCCAGTAAAGCTTGCTGCAGGTGAGTTCTCAACGGATCTTTCGGGAGTTGACGATGCCAAAGTCGGTGATCAATACGTAATTCGTCGTCAGGATGCATTAATCGCCCATGTCCTGAAGAAACGTGAGTTAACTCAATTCTTCCCGGTGAGATATGGCGTGCAGGATCATGACCTTGTATTCAATACTTTCTTTGATGAAGTTTCTCAAGGTTGGCAAGAAGGCGAAGTCTGGAAAGGCGGCATGAAGCTCGAAAATGAGATGGGCCATGTTGATGACGCTATGATTAAGATGAAATTCGGGCCAATGAAGAAATTGGAAAGAATGTACATCGGTTATCTCAATAAGGAAGGTTCTGATCCTATCAAGTGGTCTTTGATTGAGTATTGTATTGTCAATACCTTAGAAACAGCACAAGTAGAACAGAATAAACGTCGTGTTCGTGGTGTTTATGCCACTCCAGAAAAAGGGGTTCCATCTCATTTTTTGAATGCCTCTACGGGTATTATCTACACATTGCTTCGATATTATCATGAAAATAAAATTTTGCTGCATGACGATGAGTCTTATCGTTCATATACGAAGGAAAACATGGTCGATGCAGTAAAGGAGTTCGTAGCTGACATTATTGAAAAATGCACGGAAGATATGGATATAGATCAGCATGTTATTTATCTGAATAGCTTGCATCAAACTTGGTGGAAGGAAGGTTGCCGGGCCAAGTACGGCAAAGACCTTGATTTCACTGGTCCTAACAGTTATCTGAATATTGTTCCTGATACCGAGCTTCACATCCGATGGATGCCTTATTTAGGGCAAAGCTGCTTAATGTTCCTTGATATTCCAGGCAACTTGCAGTTCTTGGAATACATTCCAGGAGAGATGATGGCCTTTAAAGCAAAGGATGACATGGAAATGGTAAAATGTTGGTCTACCTGGAAGGAAGGTACAGCTGCCGCCTTCTTGGGACGCCGTTTCAAAACGCATGCTGAACTTGTTCAAAATAATTTCGAATGGCAGCAAATTTTCATGAATAAGCCTTCCGTTAATGTTGCAGTTGATGCTACTGAAATTGACGCAAAGGATGGTTTTTGGCAAATTACAGGTGAAAATACAAAGGCTACTGTAATCACTGACATCAAAAATGCAAAACCAGGCGTCGGATACCTTATTGAATGTGGCTCCAAAACTAATGCTTCCAAGATTTCCAAAACTGGTAAATTCGAAGATATCACTGCCGCTTATACTCCAACAGAAGAAGGTGATTATATCCTTGTTCTTCTGAACAGTAAGGGGAATTTCCGTGAACTGGAACGCTGTGTCGGTGGTGTACGTACAGTCAATGCAGAATTGCAGCCGAACCTTCCTGGTGTAAGATAGTCATTTCGGTTTTTAATAGGTGTTTGTTTTCAAAGGGGTGGGAGTTCTGCCCACCCTTTTTTCTTAACTACAAAATTGATTTTTTATGAAAGCTAAAAAAATTAGTAACCCTTATAAAAAAGGGTATCAATATGCACGTAAAATGCAGGTAAGACTCTTTTTATCTCTTGCACTTCTTTTTGCCATTGTTTTTGTTGTTGGTCTGTTCCTGGATCCTGATCATTCAATGTTTTGCATGACAGGATTCACAGGAACTTCTCTTGCTTCTATGATGGCTATTGGTAATGTTGAAGATGTTTCTGACAAGAACACGCATGGCTCTAATATAGCCTATAAGATTTATCTGATAGATGTTCATCAAATCAATCCGGATGTGAAATTTCCGAGGGCCAACGCCAATCGTGAGGTTACTACTCTTCCAATGCTTCCGGGGGAATATATGAAGTATTTTGAAGCGCATGACATTCCAACCTATGTCGGCAATGGGGAAAAAGGTGATATTACAACAAGCGGAACAAATCAGTTTGTCGCGATCATGGGTGGCATGCGGGATCAGCTCTTAAACTTTATAGAGGAACACGCCGGTGGTAAGTTTGTGATATTGTTTAAGGAGATTGGAGAGGACCAATGGTATATATTAGGGGAATATGATAGACCGATGGTCTTGAAGTCTTATGAAGCGAAGAATGATAAAGATGGCCGTTATATAACCTTCACTTTTGAACGTACTTCTGTGACGCAGTATTACAAGTATGTTGGTGATATAGTTAAGGCTCCGGCGGAAGTGCATACAGCGGGAACTAAAGACTTAGCAGTTAAATCAACAAGCAACTCCTATGAGATCCCGAACGGTACTGATGCAACTTATGCGATCGAAACGGTTTCGGGCTTGACGAATAATGATAAAGGCAGGCATATCACTTTAACCGGTACTGGCACAGATAAGGCTGCAACAATAGCAGATGGTGCCACATTTATTTTGGAAGATGGAGTTACCTGGACAGCAAAAGCCGGCTCTTCCATTACATTCCGAATTTTGGATCCAGCCACTCTTATTGAAGTTTCAGGAAGTCGAATTCAAACAGCATAAATTATGTACGGATTTAAAGAGAAAACAAAATACTTTAATGAGTTACGTAATCTGGCGGCTGCCGAAGTGGATTTGCGTCTGCTTCGGGCATCTGCCCCGGCACATCCTAAACTTAAGATGTTTGCCCGTAACCCACAACGCTATGCAGATGATATTCTTTATACATTGTTAGACTTAAAGTCAAAGGATGCTATCCGGATAAATCGTCGTGAAAATGAAAAAGCCAAAGAAGCAAATGGAGCAGAATTACAATCAGGAGGAGATACTCCGGAAGACGCACCTACTGTTTCTCAACAGCTGTTATCTGGCAATTTAGAGGGAAAAGTAGAAGCTTCAGTACAAGAAGAAAAGAACCCATTTGAGATCGATGCCGAGATTTACGAAAAGCAGGCTGAAACGGAACTACGTAAGCAGAAAGAGCAAGAGGCGGAGAAATGTGCACCTCAAGCTGCAGAACAAGTTGAAGTCTTGGAACAAGAGAACCAGGAACTGAAAGAAGAGCTCGAGGCGGAGCAGGATGCAAGAACAGAAGCTGAAGAACGTGCGGAACAGGCTGAACAAGCCTTAGAGGAAGAGAAAAAAAAAGAACCTACCAAGGTAGCTCCAAAAAGCAAAAGCACGAAGAGTACCCGCAAATCGACTGGGAAAACCTCGAAGACGAAAACGTCCAAATAGCTACGATTCTGTACAATGATCGTGTGCAGACTTGGAAAAAAATGAAGCAGCTCGATGAATTGCTAGATAAGAAACCGACCAGTCGTGCAGTCGTTGACATGGCTGAACTACGAATTCGGAACTTACTGGCATTCTCCGAGCTGCAAACGTACAACGACACTGGAGTATTTCGGTACAAACATCCGCTTATCGTTCATCGGTCTGAAAGAGCTGAATTAAAACGTTTACGAACGTCTGATCCCTTGGAGTTCCTTCGTCGGTATAAGAATTGCTCCGATAATATTCGCAGATACGAATCCTTTCTAAAGCGTCCGGAACGTATAGATAAACGGACGCAAGATAAAGAACATCTTCGCCGGTTTCGTGACCGGGAAGCCTTATTTAAATCAATTCTCGAAGAATCAAAGTAATTATGGAAAAGCTAATAGAAGTATTTAATTTGGGTAGTTTGCCGACTGCCCCGCTGGATTCGTTCTTAGAGCTTCAGGAGGATTTTAAGAAATCGGATCCTGATAAATTATCGAAACTACAGATGCTTATTATCACCCGTGGTTTCAAGTATGCATTTAAAGCCTGGAAGGATCCGGATGGAAAGTTGTGGATTATTGATGCTCATCAGCGACGCAAAGCATTACTAGCATTGCGAAAATCAGGGTTTACAATACCTGAGATACCTTACGAACCAATCTTTGCTGCAGATAAAAAAGAGGCTGTAGAAGAAATAGCAGCGTATAACTCGGAGTTTGCAACAAAGAACCCCGATACTTTACTTTTTAAAAAGTATGATATTGATGGCGACACAATGGAGCGTTTTAACCTCGGTTATGAGGTCAAAGCTGTAGATTATTCCATTGCAACTCCTTTGTTCGCACAAGAGCATGAGTCTGAAAACGTACAGGAGGATGTGGTGGATTTTTCTATTCCTTCTGAAAACGAAGATTCTCCTGGTTCTGTTTTTGCCCAATCTGGGGATATTTGGTTGCTTGGTAATACTCGTTTGATGTGTGGGGATTGCCGGTCTAAAACGGATGTGTCTGCACTAATGAATGGTCAATACGCTGATTTGCTTGTCACAGATCCGCCGTATAATGTTGCCTATCAGGGAGCGACGGAGGATGAACTGACTATTCAGAATGACTCGATGGAAAATGATCTGTTTGCCACCTTTCTTCGTCAGGTATTTACAGTTATGTTCTCAATCTTGAAGCCAGGTGGTGCTTACTATGTATTCCATGCCGATAGTGAAGGCGAGAACTTTCGGGCATCTCTCCGGAAGGTGGGATTTAAAATATCACAATGCTGTGTGTGGGTCAAGAACTCGATGGTCATGGGCCGTCAGGACTATCAGTGGCAACATGAACCTTGTCTCTATGGATGGAAACCTGGTGCTGGTCACTTTTGGAATTCTGATCGGAAACAAACGACTGTCTGGAACTTTGATAAACCGCAACGGAATGCCATTCATCCAACCATGAAGCCTATTGCTCTAATGGCTTATCCTATATGCAATTCTAGTTTACCAGGGCAGATTGTTGCAGACTTCTTCTCCGGATCCGGTTCTACACTCTTGGCATGCCAACAAACAGACCGAATTTGCTGTGCAATGGAGATAGAACCACGTTATGTCTCTGCTACTGTATCTCGCTACCGGGCTATGTTTCCGGAGCAACCTGTTCGGCTTATCCGTGGAGGGGAATTGATGAATACTGAAGAAACATTAAAACTCATTGCATGAAAAATGAACTGACACCTACCTCTGATGTAGACCAGATTACTCAAATCGGTGAGGAGTATGTATCCCAGGTGCGCACGTTTGGCGCACTTGGTTACACTCCACAACGCATCTGCAGTCTGCTTGGACTTCGTGGTAAGGAGAAGTTAGCATTGATTGTCCGAATTACTCTTTCTGGAGACGTGTATTATGATGCATATAATAATGGGCGTGCTCTTGGAGAATATAATATTGATGCAGAACTTGCGAAGAAGGCAGAAGCTGGAGACATTGATGCGATTAACACTTTGGAAGAACGTAAGAATTTACGTGTTGAATTAGACCTACGAAAACAACTGTTTGGAGTATGACACAATTAGACCACCTTGATAAGATACATCCGGATCTGATTTCAGAGTTCCTGACGACTGGAAGTTGTTCTGGGATTCCGGAGGAAATTCGGCTATTTTTAAAGCAGCTACAATGGGCGGCAGAGATATTTGAATATGAGAGAAATATCACTCGTGCAGCCAAGTTATTACGGCAGAGGATTAATGCTTCTCAACGGATTAATATTGATGAACGGACTTGTAAGGCCCGTATCTATGCTGCCATAAATTACTTTAATATCGATAATAATGTATCTATCAAGGTTTGGGAGTCTAATTATGCAGACAAATACGAGGATTTGGCGAAATTATGCGCTGTAAGGGGAGATTACAAGACACAGGAGAAATGTTATAATGCGGCCTTGGAATGTCGACGTAGAGCCTCGGAAATAGCCGAAGCGGATCGTGATCTTGGCATTGTCTTTCTTATTTCTCCGAATCTTACTCCTGAAGATCTCGGCTTTCAGAAGAAATCAATCAAGGAGATTGCACGTAAGAACAATGAGGGATTTTATATAAACCTAATTGATTCGCTCCCTATTGAGAAGGCTGATAAAAAACGTTTGTTACGTGATGCTGATATCCAGGAAGCAGAAATTATAGAACCTGAAGAGACGGGAGAATAATATGGGTATAGAACTTTATTCACAATCATCACAATCGCTTAGTGCTGGTGCTGCTACTTTAGATTTGACAGCATCGTTTGAAGAATGCTATCAAAATGCGATGCAGATTAGGGCGAATGTCGTTGACTCAAATGTGCTCATTGTAGAAGCCGGTCGTGCTACGGGTAAAACTGAAGGAGTGATGGGACCACGTATCATTCGTGTTGCAAATGATATGCCTGGAGAACTTTCATTCCTGGTTCATAAAACATACGTGGCTCTAATGACAAACGTGTGGCCTAATATTCAGGCATATTTTTCCAAGCCGGTGGGCGATGGGCGGCGTTCTATGCTTGAATATGGTATTGATTACATCGTGGGGGAAACGAAAATACCTTCCCATTTCCGAAAGCCTCGATATCCGATTGCTTATCCAAAACATAGCATTCTGTTTCGTGATGGCCATCATCTGCAAATGGTGAGTTCTGATCAGCCTGAATCTGTTGCCGGTCGAAGTGGAGTGCATGCCTTCGTGGAGGAAATGAAACACAATAAAGGAGAGAAGTTAAAAACTCGTTTGTTCCCGTCTCTGCGTGGTTCTTCAGCTTCTATCCGTATGTCACATTATTATCAAGGCATAACCGGCGTGTCAGATACTGCTCGTTTGGACTTAGGGGAAGACAATTGGTACGAAGAGTATGAAAATAATGTCAATCAGCAGCTTATTGATGAGATCGCATCAGCTTCTTTATATCTGCATGCAGCCCTATATAAAATATACCGCAATAATATCTGGATGAGAGAGGAAAAGAATCCTGTTATCATTGAAGCCCTTCGTTTGGAAACAGAGAAAGCAAAACGTGTTGTAGCAGCTTGGAAGCCACGCCTTGCGGATATGCGTAGAAATGCGAGCTACTATATCCGTGCTTCTTCTTTTGCGAACAAGGATATACTAGGGCCTAAATTTTTCCGCACACAGCTTGAATCACTTGATCTCGATGAGTTTTTGACTTCTATTTGTGCAATCCGCAAGAAGGAAGTCGTTAATAAATTCTTTGCAAACTATCGGAAAGACAAGCACCAGTTCTCCGATGGCTATCGCTATGAATCAATTTTAAAACTTGATTTGCGTGAACACTTTGTTTTAACTTCCAGGTATCTAAAATATTACGATAAACGTGAACGGATCTTTCTTGGCTACGATCCCGGACACTTTTCCAGTATTGTTGCTGCCCAGGAAAGGGATTATGGGCATGAACTCCGTGTCCTGAAAGAATTTACCTGTTATTATCCGGCAGAACAGCCGGAGCTGGCAAAGCAAATATTTGATTATTTTGGAACTGATGCGATTAATAAACATATTGTGCTTTATCATGACCGGGCAGCCAATAAACGCCGTGAAGACCTTGAAAAAATAACGTCTGATGCTCGTATATTGAAAAGAGAATTAGAAAGTTACGGCTTTACTGTTGAACTTATGAACGAAGGACAATCCACAATCTACCACTGGCAGCAATTTAAGCTTTTATTACTCTTGTTTGGTGAGCGAAGTAATGCATTACCCGTATGTCGGATAGATGAGAATGAATGTCCGAACCTTTGTAGTGCCATTCCACTATCACCTTTAAAGAAAACGGATGGGCGTATTGAACTAGATAAATCTTCTGAAGTTAAAGTGGCACTGAAACACCAGGCAGGGCTTACAACGCAGCTTCCTTCTGCACTTATCTACCTACTTTTCGGGCTATACGGTGATAGAATACAAGGTGAATTAAGTAATATACCGGATGATTTGCCCGAAAATATAGGGATATAATGTACATATTAGAGTAATATAGTTATCCGTAAATCTTATATAATATCACGCTTTTGACATCGTTTTTATATGCAAAATACAGGTTTACAGGTAAAAGACATTTTGAAAACAAAAAAACGAAAAAATGTACGACGAAATTCTCCACGCCCCGCTGAAAAAGCGGTTTGAGGTGCAAAAAAATGCATTTGTCCGGAAATATGACAGTGCCCTCGGTTCGTCCTTTCAAGAGGGGGGTAAAAACGGTAATTTCGAGCATGGAAACGACGATGACAGGCATAAATGCACTGCAATGGGCGAAGGAGATCTCAAAGTTGCCGGATGGGTGCTTCACCATTGCCTTCTTCCCTTACTCTAAGCAGAAAGGGGAGGCTTCCGAAAGGTTGGCAGTGAGGGAGGGGTGCACATTCCGAACGCAACTTCCTGAAGAACGGTTCAGTATTGATGGTGAGAACTTCTTTCTCTTTAATGATGGGAACGGTGATCCCAAAATGTGCTATCGCATACTTATTCGCTACATGGGGTTTCCTCAAGATGGATATAAATTGCATAAAATAGACTGGTTATGAGTGATAGTGTAGAGATGTTGGGAAATTATGGTTACTATGCAGAGAGTGGCAGTGTCATTTCCTTTCAATTAGGTACGAATCCCACGGTAGGGCTGAAGGATCCGGGCTTTGTTAATTCAAATACAATTTTTCCTGCAGACTACAATTGGCAGTCAATTGGAGGGTTTAATGTGTGTGCACGTGGAGCTAATAACATGAAGTGTGAAGAGGTAGAGAACGATATCAAGAAGAACCGTTTATTGCCTCGATTGATAACCAAACAGGTTAATATGCTTTATGGGCTTGGCCCGGCTATATACATCAAAAGCATAAAAGACGGGAAACTCGTTAAGGAGTGGGTGGATTGTCCGGAGATAACAGCCTGGCTTGAATCCTGGAAAGACCGTGGTCTGGAGTCTGATTACAAAGAAGTAGCTAAGGGAAATATCAAGAACTACTATTACTTCCGTGACTACTTTGTGAAATGGCGCATGACGCTTGGTAACCGTATCGGAGAACAACGACCGGTAGCTGGTCTTGAGTTGATGGAGAACAGACGATGCCGGTTGGCAACACAAAAAAAAGATGTTGTTACAGAGTTGATCAATTATAAGGACTTCACTCATATTGCAGTTGGGCGATGGAGTTATGGCGTTTCTAAATATTTGTTTTATCCTCGCCTGGTAATTAATGACATTCGGAATATCAAATGGGCGGCAATATCTCACCATCGCGAAAAATCGGTTAGTGAATTTTATGGCGTAAATGAAACTCATGAAGGGACAAAAGCCTATATCAAAGGCTCAAATGATACTGCTTATTACATAAACTCTTTCTTAAAAAATTCGCTGGCCGCTAAGATTCATATCATTATCCCGAATGCGTGGGTTGAATCAAAGCGTGCACAAATTACAAAAATATGTAATGAGAACATGGAGCGAAAAAGAAAGAACGAATCTCTTCTGACCTATAATGGGATTGAAATCGGAACAACCTATAAAGAATCGTATTTTCTTAAATACCTCAAGCAGGAACTACGCAATATTAGTGAGTATCTTTCTGGGGCAGACAATCAAGGAAAAGCTTATGCTACTATCAGCTTTAAATCAGGGGCCAGCGAGGAAGAACGTTGGAAATTTGAGGTCTTAGACCTGAAATATAAAGAGTATATTGATGCTCTTATTACCTATGATAAGCGTGCAGATGAAGTTCTTTTGTCATCGGTTGGATTGGATTCTTCTATCTCGAGCGTTTCTAAAGATGGTGTCATATCAAAATCCGGAGCGGATGTATATTACAATTATTTGATTTACTTGATGTCTCTTACCCCGGATGATGAAATCTGTTCAGAGCCCTTTAATATGGCTATTCAGATCAACTTTCCGGAACTATATAAGCAAGGATTCCGCTTTGGCTTTTATCGTGAGACACCTAGCCGACAAGAAGAAGTAACTCCTAATGAACGACTAAATAAACAGCAATCATGAACCTGAAAGACTTATTTACCGACATTTCTGGATTTGCAGAGTTTGTACCTGGTATCGATGCGAATATAAATTTTGCATTGCTTAATAGCCATGCTGTTACTGCTTATAAACGGATTGCAAATATTGTGAGTGTTCCTGTATATGAAAAAATCATAGAACAGGGGAAGAGCGAAATGTACGATTATCTTCGGACTGCATTGGCTAACCTCGTCATGGCAAATGATACGATTTTCGATGTTCTTCGCAAACGAAAAGCAGCTATTGATATTTACAAGTACGAGCAGGAAGCTATAAGAAGAGCTTATTATGAGAATTACTATAATGCAATGGATTCTCTCATTGCACTTCTTAATCAGTCTGAAAATATGGGATGGGAAGATACCAGGTATTATAAAATGCTTGATAAACTACAGATAAAGACAACCGAAGAGTTTGACCTGTTATACTGCATTGATTTATCGTATCTGTTCTTCTTTCGCTGTATCCCAATCCAGGTAGAAGTCCTGGAGGAGAATTTTACTGGTTACCTTGAGCGTGCAAATGAGAAGCCGTCTGTTTTATCATTGATTAACCGAGCACTTGCAAAGAAAGTGGTAGCTGTTGCTTTAACCAGGTTTGATATATTAGAGTTCCCATCCACTATCCGGAATCTTTTTGATGATTCAAAAGCGAGTAGATCCGGAAAGGATGAACAGGAGAGATTGCTTATTTTATCTGTCCAATTACAAGATCAGGCAAACAGTTTGATTAAAGATATCGACTTGTTGTTATCAGATCCACAGAGTAGCGATATTGAGACAGAAACTTCCTTTAATCAACCTGAAGATAAAATACAATTAATGCCATGATCGAGTTTTATGTACATCAGAATAAATTTGCGATCCCCAATGCCTGGGAGGAACTTACTCCGGGACTATTTGAGGGTATCATGGCCGATATGGATCTAGTCATAAAAGGCGAACTTTCACCGGCTATGCTTCAGGTTAAACACATCTGTCGTGCAATGGGCTGGAGCCCGAGGAACTTGGTGCGGACTAAGGAGGAAGATACGCTGTCTAATCTTGCCTGGTTGGGAGAGCAAGTTGATTTTATTTTTCGAATATCATATCCGGATCAGGATGCAGCTCTTCAGGATCTATCTAAGGAAGACTATGTAAAAGCCAAGAAAACACCTCCGGAGAGGTTGAATATATCAATTGCACGTTATCTTTCAAAGTTGGACTATAAGTTCGTGTTAAATGGTTGCTTTTGTGCACAATTGATTCCGTATGTTTCTATTCAGGGACAACTGTTTTCCGGATATACTATTGATACTAGTTTTAGCCAACTGACTTGTTCTCTAACAGCTCTACAATTCATAGAGGCTCGTTCGCTGCTCGGATGTAATCAAAAGATGTTGCCGTTACTTGCTGCTATTTTATACCACCCGGGACTGTATGATTCGGAGTCTGCACACTCCTTGGCTAAATCATTTGAAAAGTTACCTAATGCAACATTGCAGAGTATTGCATTCAATTTTTCATCATTTGTCAACTATCTGTTTACGGCTACACAATTTCGGATCTTGGTTGCGGGTGAGAGTGAAAAGCAAAGTTTAATAACGACTGGTGCACTTGAGTCGCTTTATAATTTGAGTAATGATGGGCTAGGGGATGTTTCAGCGATTGAACAAATGAATATAATCAAGTACTTTACGATTTTACGTAAGAAATTGATAGAAACGATACGGAGTATGAATTTTGCAGAAATACCTGTTGTGGATATCGCTAAAAATACGGGGTTACCAATTTCATTAATAAAACAGATAATATGATTTTTGAGATTCTCAAATATTACGCTCAATTCCCGAATCATAGTAAGGTGATTGAGCTCTTTTCAAAGGGACGAAGTGAACTTCCTGAATACGTCGCAATCCAGGAGGAAATTAAAAGTTTGTCTAACTCTTCCCGGATCCGAGGATTAGACTACTATATTTTTGGGCAGAGTTTCGATTCAGTAAAACAGAATGTTGATCGTATTCTCTCCGGAACCTATTTGTTTGTGGAGATTGGTGATATTATGTCTAAACGTGATCAGAAGAATAGCATTCAGGATGAAGTGCAAATGGCCGTTACAATCGCTGCAAAATCTGCCGAAATGGACTTGATAGAGGAAGCGATACAATCACAGCGTACACTCGCCATGCTGCAACAGCTACGAGTGGAGATGACCTCTGATCAGGTTAGTACCCCTTGGCTAAAAGAGTTGTCCGGATCATGCCAGATTCGCCCATTTGTAGCAAAAGAATTTGCCTCTATTGGCTGGACGATGATGTTCGAAAGGGAAGGAAGCGATTTATTTGATATAAAGCGTCTGATTAATCGTAAAGTATAAGATCTGTAAATATTGATAAGATGAAACGTGATACAAAAGAAGCTATTCAATATGGTAGTGCTATTGGCATGCTAGTATTAGGTTCTGCTTTAGCTGTAGCAGGATTTGTCATGTCTCACGGCGAGATACATGATAGTGTGTTGTGGCTCTTTGCTCAATGTCTGCTTTATGCCGGGGCTGTGTTTGGAGTCTCCGTTTACATAACGGACCGGTTTAATAGGCTTGAAAACAAGTTATTCAATAAAAAGGAGGAGGAAACAAAATGAAGGAAATTGATGCTATTGTCATTCATTGTTCGGCCACACGTGCCGGACAGGATTTACGTGCAAAGGATATAGACCGGATGCACAAGCAAAGAGGCTTTAGCCAGATCGGTTATAACTTTGTCATTGACCTTGATGGCATGGTAGAGAATGGACGTCCGCTTTCCATTGACGGTGCGCATTGCAACACGAAAGGTTTTTCTATTACATCGTATAATAAACATTCCGTTGGTGTGTGTTATATTGGCGGACTGGATGCAAACGGGAAACCTGCTGATACACGGACGCCCGCTCAAAGAGCTAGTTTGCGTGAGCTGGTAGCAAAGCTATGCAAGGAATATCCCATCGTGGAGGTTCTTGGACATCGTGATACTTCGCCCGATTTGGATGGCAGCGGGGAGGTAGAGCCTAGAGAATATATTAAGGCATGTCCTTGTTTCGATGTACGTTCCGAGTTTACCAACTTCTTGCGTAATACAGTAGTTCGACCATGAAACGGCTGATTTATATTATCATGTTGTTAACGTTAGCAACATGCTTTATATCCTGTCGGACTCAATATATCCCGGTTGAGTCCGTTCGTATTGAATACAAAACACGCGATAGTATCCGTTATGACAGCATTTATCAACGTGATAGTATTTATACGCTCGTAAAGGGTGATACAGTCTATCAGTATAGGTACAAGTATCTGTATCGCTACCTAACAACAAATCGTACCGATACGATTCTTAAAAATGATTCTATTCGTGTACCTTATCCGGTTGAAAAGAAGTTGAACCGATGGCAAAGTTTAAAGATGGAGCTAGGCGGATGGGCTTTCGGGATCGTTATTGCTTTTCTTTTGGTAATAATAGGGCGAATAGTATATGGATCTAAAAAGAAATAGTACCCATATTACTTTAATCCTTTTTTAGCTCAAGCTAAACAAAGCTAAGTGGCTGATTATAATCTGTTTATTGCTACGTTGTTGAAGGCAGTTGTGTTATCTTAGCTGTATAATAATAAAAAGATAATAATCCATGTTTGAAAAGAAGAATTACAAAAAAGGACAAAAAGTTACTTACCAGAAGAAAATATACACTTGCGATGGTTACGAATGGGCTGTATATACTTCAAAAGTTGTATGTATTTACGGTAATACAATGCTGATGGATAACGGAGATAGTATATCTGTTTTCTAACTAATAAATTAAATTATAATTAGATCTGGAATAATTATATTGAAGATTTAATTGCTTTTGGATATATAACTGTTAAATAATCAATGTGATAAAGAAATTATTATCATAAGTTTTGTTTGTGATAATAATTTCTTTATCTTTGTAGTGTCAAACAAAAGAGCTCTTTGAATGACTGATGAAGAAGCGCTAAAAGCGCGGGTGGATGAGTTAATTGAAAATCTTAACTACTACCTCCGAAATTATAACCGCCTCATTGGGCACGGTTATAGAAAAGCGGTACTCGATGCAGAAATTGAATATCTCAAGCTTGAGATACAAAGATTATCTGCTCGGTAGAAAAAGAGTTGCCTACTCGACGGGGTAGGCAACTCATCTTCTTCATTATTTTGTTTTATTTAAAAATTATGTAAGATGGGAGTAAAAGAAGATTTTTTCAGATTAAAAGCTGCATGCCTCCAGGCTAAAGGTGCTGATCGTGAAAAAGCGGAACAAGAGATGGAGCGTTTCTTTGATTCGTTACGACCGGAAGACCAAAAAGAACTGCAGGCTGCTATTGATGAAGATTTTGCTCGGATTCACCAAGTGGTTGATGATGCTAAAAAGATGAAAAAACAGATTGAAGTGCGACAGATCTTATCTGAAGTACTTCCATTCATCTCTGTCTCTGAATTTGCTAAGCAATATTTTGATAAATCAGCTTCTTGGTTGCATCAACGCATCAATGGAAATGAGGTGCATGGGAAGGTGGTAACTTTCACAGAAAAGGAATTGAAAATTTTATCTGATGCGTTGAAAGATGTTGCTGATAAATTGAATAATGCAGCAACTGAATTATGTTGACGAAAATTGTCGTAAGAAATACTATATGTAATAAGTGTATAATAAATGGATCGTAAACCTGTATGTTTCGCTTACTATGACGAATAGCTCCTATAGGCTGCTAAAATTGAAAAAAAACATTAGATATTGGATGCAGAATAAGCTATGAAAAGAAAATATTTTTATTTAAGTGAGGAATTGTTACAACATTATTCCATGGTGATTGTTGTTTAACACAAAAGTATTAGAATAGTTGATTTAGCCCAAGAGTTATAGGTGCGTCTTAGAATCTCTGATAATATTTTTTTATTAGATTATCGAATTCAACTTATTAATTATATAATAATTGGACACTTTGCGTTAAAGTCGAAATAACTTTTACTATATTTGTGTCGATATTGAAAATAGTGCTATATGAAAACAGTAAAATTTTACATAAAAAGGCTAGGTGCTATAAAAGATTCAAGTATTGAATTAGCTCCTTTAATGGTATTTTCAGGTGAATCAGGTTTAGGTAAGAGTTATGTGGCTTTTTTAGTACACTATTTATATGTTCTTTTGACAGGAGTGCGTTTGGAGCGTTTTTTTTTCGAAAAAGGGTATAATTTAAAAAATTTGTTGAAAGACAAGAAACCTGATGAATTAATATTGAATGTATCGGTTTCTGAATTGGTTTCATGGATAAATAAGGATGCGATTACTTATATTGGTTATCTATTGGGGCATAATAACTTTGTTGGTGAAGTTGAAATCGAACTTCCTTTTAAAGAAGATTCTCTAGTTTTTGCTTATGATGAGGAGATTGTAGGATTAGACAATAACGAAGAGGTTTTTTATAAAATAATGTTAGAAGGATTTGTTTACCGTATGCAAACAGATACAGTAACAAACGATCCGACTCCTTTTGTTGCTCTGATTAGAGCTATATTGTTAAATGAAATATTTGGTGATTATACTTATCTAAGAAAAACTTATTTAATGCCTCCTTCTAGAGGAGCCTTGATTGAATTGAATGAGAGACCTGCTTTCTCATCTGGTATGTATGAGGAGTTTTTTGATTTTAAAATGGATCTAAATCGTCCTTTAAAAGAAACACAAAAGATTGATGAAGCTTTAGTTCAATATCTTTCAGAAGTGAATGTTGGTGATGTGCAACAGGTTGAAGGTCGATTGATGTATTATACTAATAATGTTGAAATGCCTGTAACGGCTGCTGCTTCATCAATAAAGGAGTTAGCTCCGTTGACACTATTGCTGAAAAAATTTCCAGTAAATGGGATGTCTGTTCTTTTTGAAGAACCTGAAGCACACTTACATCCGGGAAGGCAGGTGAAAGTTGCTGATTTGATAGGGTGTGCAATACATAGAGATTGTCATATGCAAATAACAACTCATAGTGATTATTTCATTAAGCGGTTGAATAATCTAATAATGCTATATCAAATAAAAAATAGGAACTATGAATTGTATGAAACAATTAGTAATAAGTGGAACATTCAAGAGACATGTTTAATTGATCCACAGAAAGTTGGTGCTTATCTTCTTGTGAGAGATCAAGACGGAAGTTCTCGTATTGTTAAACAGGAAATTACAGATGAAGGAATTCCATTCGAATCTTTTTACCAAGTGATAGAAAATGATATCTCAATGTCTCGTGAATTAAGGAAAGCTTTGAATTCATAATTATGGCAATATATTCAGATTTGAAGTCGCTCTTTCCTGTTTATGAAATGGAATACTTTCGTGATTCTGTATTGATTACGGAGAAGAGTTCAACTGCAAAAATTAAAGAGTTGAAGTGGGTTAATTCCTATTTTCAGAGTATTGATACTAAAATAGTGAAAGATTTAACAAGCTTTTTTCAAGGCAGTAAAGCTCCTGAAGTCTTTAACTGGGATTGTGATGGAATAATTATGTTTGAGGAAGATGGCAATAAATATGTGTTTTTATCTGAACTAAAATCGTCTTTCTCATCGCAGGACTTGTACCATGCAAAAGATCAGTTAATATCTTCTTATATTAAGGTGAATATGATTTTGCATCTATTACCTGGATATAGAAAACAGGATTATGTGTTTAAAGCTTTTATAGCTATTTTACCAGCTAAAAAAAGTTATATACGTGATTTACATAAAGAACTTTTATTTAATCGTGGTAGCAGGTACAAAACAGAAGCTGAATTTACAGATGAATTGTATAACAGTTCAGGACGGTGTCTGACATTAAAAGCTACAGAATGTGATAAACTCAAAGAATTACCTTTAGGGGATAACTGCTTATTCAATGAACTGGAATTTTATCTTATCGAAGTCCCTGATGAAAGTTCTTCAATTTGTTTGGATGTACATGATTATATATAAAACCAAGCATAGGAAGAATAATACTAAATGAAACAAAAAAGGCGGGGTTTTACTCCGCTTTTTTTTGTTTCATTATTTTTCAAATCTTATCTTTGTAGGATAACTTTAAAAACACACAGAATGAAAAAGGTATTATTATTTGTTTTTGCAATTGGGTTGTTGACTTCTTGTGCAACCTCTGCTATTTCGTACCCAGAACCTTATGGGTTTTCTACTTTTCTTGACTATTCTCCATTGACAAATAAAGGGATTTATGTTACAGAATCTAATTCAGTTTCCTTTGATTATAAAACTGTGGGTAGTGTATCTGTTACAGAGGTCGGAGGATGGGTGAAAAAGGGGAAAGAGCCAAAAAATACTCGAAAATCCAATAAGAGTAGTGGTGATGATATGTATGTTGGTATTGACAAGAGTCAATATACAGGAAAAAATTTATATGTAACACCTAGTATTGATGTGGCTATGGAGCGCATGGCAAATACACTGAAAGAGGTTGGTGCTAATGGGGTTATCAACCTCAAAGTACAATTGGATTCACATCGTATAATTATTTCGGGTATGGCTATTCGAAAATAAGTGCTCTTTTCTTTTGTGCTTTCAAATATTATCACCATTTTTGGAGTGCCCAAAATATTTTTTTTTGAATCTTCTGTCAGCGTGTAATCTGAGAATATCAGGTTCTGGAGCAATTACCAGTGGGCGCACGCTGCCAGAAGATTTTATTTATAATACTATGGATTTTAAAGACAGCATTAAACAGCTCTCCGAACGAGTTTTAAAACTAAAGGAGAACATTCTTACCGAGGAAGCGACAAAAAATGCATTCATCATGCCATTTATTAATGCTTTAGGCTATGACGTATTCAACCCATTAGAAGTTGTTCCGGAAATGACTTGCGATATTGCAATGAAAAAGGGAGAAAAGATTGACTATGCAATCATGAAAGATGGTGAACCGGTACTTCTTATTGAATGTAAACATTGGGCACAAGACCTTAATTTGCATGATAACCAACTTATACGTTACTTTAATGTATCGAAGGCGAAATTTGGTTTATTAACTAACGGGATTATTTATCGCTTTTATACAGATTTGATTGAACTTAACAAGATGGATGAAAAGCCATTCTTAGAAGTGGACATTACTGATTTGAAAGATAATCAGGTTGAAGAATTGAAGAAGTTTCATAAATCTTATTTTGATGTTGATAATGTACTAAGTTCGGCTAGTGAGTTGAAGTATACAGGTGAACTAAAAACTATTATTGCAAAAGAGTTTGTAAATCCTTCACCAGACTTTGTTCGGTATTTTGCGAAACAGGTGTATGATGGAGTTATTACGGCTAAAATTCTTGATCAATTTACTTCTTTAACAAAAAAATCAATCAGTACGTATGTTAATGATTTGATTTCGGAACGCTTGAAATCGGCTTTGAAGACGGAAGCTGACGTAGAAAAGAAGGATAATCAAGGAGAATCTTTAGAACTGACAGAATCCTCTTCTGTGGAGGATAACAAAATTATCACTACCGAAGAAGAAATTGAAAGTTATATGATTGTAAAATCGATACTTCGCCCTGTTGTTGATATTTCTAGAGTTGTATATCGTGATGCGCAAACTTATTTTGCTATACTACTTGACGATAATAATAGAAAGCCTATATGTCGTATGTATTTTAATAGTCTGTCGAAAAAATATATATCTACCTTTGATGAGAATAAGAAAGAAACAAAACATGAAATAAGTAGTCTGGATGATATATATTCTTTTGCCAAGGAGTTGAAAGATATAATTGAATGTTACGATAAAAAATAGATTATCTTTTTGCAGATTCAAAAATAATCTCCATATTTGCAATGCTAAAAACATCTGCGGAATGTTATCCGTACCGCGAGCTTCGGTTAATGCTCACGAAATTCGAGGGCTTTTTTTATGCCCTTACTAATCGTTTTCCTGATAATGGGAAAATGGTACATACGAAATAGGCGGCTGCCTTTCCCATTACAATTTTGCTTTCGGGCGGAAATCTGTAGATGTTTTTAGCGAAACGGGAATTGGCAGCCGTTTTTCTGCCTAAACGCTAAAAACATCTACAGTTATGGAAACTGAAATTCTCAACACGCCAGTCGTGTCTGCTCCCGACATCAATGTCGCTGGCAATGTCAAAGCTCTAACAGAGCAAGTTAATAATCTGCAAAGCCGTTATTATAGTGCTTTAGCACCGGATTGTGAAGTACGTACTACTTCCGATCGTTGGTATTTCCGAGCAATTGGATTTACTTGTTTCGGTCTGATCTTCTTTCCTCTTTTATTGGTGGCTGCTTATTGCGTTTATCAGGCAAAAAAATGTCAGAAAGGAGGTGAAATATGAATGAGAAAGGAAAAACTGTATTTGTCTCGGATGAGGTGCTTAAACTTCTGCGTATACAATCAGATGTCATATTGTCTCAAGCGAAGATGCTCGAGGAAAGTATTAAAATCCCTCCCTTCTCGGTGATAAAAGATGGGAAAGTAATAAAGAAAGGAAAAATAGTATGAAAGACCAAGAAGCAAACGTTACGAATGTTAGTGTTTATATTGCTGCTCTGCAGGCTACTTTTAAGCCAGCGTGGGACGCCCGGCATACAACACACTGGTTTACGACCGATGAAGTTTATCAATCTATAAAAAAACTGGATCCGGCGGCCGAAATATCGAAAGATGATATATTTAAAGCTATGACGGACGCTGGTTTCAAGTTCCAAAACCGTCCCGGAGCATCGGGATGTGATTTTCGGTGGATGCTTGAACTAAAGAATAATAAATAATCAAGTTCCGGAGAGTGAAGGCGTTCCTCTCCGGATTTTTTTTTGTCCTTTACCTTCCTTCTTTTCCTTAGTACATTCGCTAAAAATAACAGCGAATATGATTTCAGAAGATTTAGTCAAACAGCGATTTGTGCATGATACAATTTCTCAAGGTATCAATCTCATTTATCAGACTCAAGAGAATGTCGTCCGTACTTACCTGAATACCCGTTCAGGCCGACTGTTGTCAAACCTGCAGCGTAGACCGTTCACTATTCAGGAGTCCGAAGGTAAACAAGAATACTTTATTCGTATTTTTCCGTATCTCCGTTATCTCGATATTCGATATCGACGGGGAGACGACCGAATTTCACGCCATATCCGGAGCAACCTGGCTTTGTATAATCGAACGGTATGGGGAGTGCTTTATCATGAGACTTTCCCAGAATTGCGTTATGGCTACAATGAAGCTATCAGAAATAAGATTCGTGAGCAATTAGAGCAAGCATTAATCTACGAACAATCTCAAAACTGGTAATATGGGAAAGAAGCATTTGTCGGAAGACGAAATCAAGTATATTGTATCTGCTGAATCTAGTCAGGCCCAGCGGGATATTCATGAACTGACTAAGGTTACAAAGCTGCTCAATAAAGAAGAAAAAGCACGTCGCACTGCGATGATCGAACTTGAAGCGCAAGGCAAAAAGAATACTAAGGAGTATCAGAACCTGGACAAAGAAGCCAAATCGCTTTCTAAGCAGATAACTGATAATAATAAGAAAATTGGAGCATTAACCAGGTCACTGGATGTCAATGCCATGACCGGACGGCAATTAAAGAAGGTGGCTAAGGAGTTAGCTGCTACACTTGATGATATGTCGGAATCTGCGGATCCGGAAGAATATGCAAAACTTAGTAAGAGGCTGGGTGAGGTGCGTAATCGGATAACAGAATTGAAAGGATCCGGTAAGAATATCAAAGCTGAATTTGGGACGATGGAATCTGCGATGGGAAAGCTAAAAGCCATTGCAGTAGCATTTATTACAGTGAAGTTGGCAGGGTATTTAAAAGATATAGCTCAAAATGCATACTCAACCCGGAAAGAGTTTGCCAAGTATGAAGCCGTGCTCCGGAATACTTTGCAGTCGCAGGAGAAAGCTGCTGCAGCAATGAAGATGCTACAGCAATTAGCTGCAGATACGCCGGGTTCTCTACAGGAATGGACGGAAGCTTATATCAAACTCATTAATAGGGGTATTAAGCCTACTACTTCAGAATTGACCAATATGGGTGACTTGGCAGCCTCACAGGGTAAAAGTGTGGATCAGCTTATCGAGGCCATACTGGATGCTATGACTGGAGAAAATGAGCGTTTGAAAGAATTTGGTATCAAGGCAAGCAAGAGCGGGAATACTGTGAAGTACACTTTCCGAGGGGTTACTACTGAAGTGCAAAACACTGAAGAAGCAATAAAGAGTTATCTGCTAAGTTTAGGAAAATTGGATGGCATTTCCGGATCGATGGCTGTTCAAATGAAAGAACTTGAGGGACTGGAGTCTAATTTTAAAGATACTTTAGACAACCTATGGAATAAAATAGGTAAGCGCATGGAACGTTTTTTTAAGAAGGGGCTATCTTGGGCTGCTGATTTTGTTTCAGATATAACAAAGGTCATGGAACCTTTATCGGATACTTTTGAGGATCAAATGGAAAAGGTGGTCAATTTGGAAAGACAACTTCCGGGTATGGCAACTCGATATGATGAACTTGCAGGTAAGGTTAGCCGTAATGCTGAAGAACAGAAAGAATTGAATTCTTTAATTGAGCGCATTTCCAATATTGTTCCTTCTGCAGTTTCTGAATGGGATCAATATGGTAACGTTATTTCTCTCAATACTCAAAAGGTGTATGATTATCTTGCTGCAGAGAAAGCTCGATTAAATTTTGTTCATCGGGAGGAAATTAAGAGTCTTAGAGCAAAGAAGGAAGAGGCGAAAGCTGAAATGGAATCTTTGATATCGCAAAATAAAAGAGGCAAAGTTTGGGCCGGCGGTACGGGATATGGCAATACTAAAGACCAGGGAATGCGTGATATGAGTGATGCGGAGCTAGCTGCTAATGCGGAGAGGATTGCTGAACTTAGAGAAGAACTGACCGGCATTACTGCTCAACTTGATAAAATTTCAGGTGATGGCATAGACAAAATCGTTAAGAATCGAATAAAGGCTCAAGATGACGCTACAGAAGCGCAGAAACGATTCAACAACATGAATAAGTCTATGTTGTCGGCGTGGTTGAAGGATGAGAAAAATGCAGCGGATCAATACCGGGAAATAGCACAGGAAATCTATGATAAGCGTTTCCCAACAACTCCTCAAGAAAAAGATAAATCGGATCCAAATGCTGTCGCACTCAAGAATCAGGAGTCAAATCATGAGGCGGAAATAAATCAGATCCGGTTAGTCGGAAGAGAAAAGCAACAAGCGGAAGAAGATATAAATCTGGCCATTCTGAAGTCGGATCAGGATTACTATAATAAACGGATCAAGTTACTCGAGCAATTCAAAGCAAGTGCCACAAAGTCAGCAAAAAAATCTGATTACCAAAAGCAAATCGTAGATGCAAAGTCTAAACTGATCGATACTGAAGTCTCCCTAGAAAAGCAAAAGGTATCTGCTGTTGAAAAATTACGCCAGGACGATTTGGAGAAAGAGAAGGCTGTAACTGCCTCTCAAAAAATGTTCCTCACTAGTGAGCTTGCTGCAAAGCATATCACCCAGGAACAATTTTCAATGATGACACTAGCCTTGACTTCAGCCAGTGCTGAAACTCGGTTGGCTATCGAACAGCGGTATTTGAATGATATCAATGACCTCGAGCTGAAGAATGGAAAGTTGAAAGCTGATTCTGTAAAACAGGCAAATGCGGCTGTTTTATCGGCTGATCAGGATGCAGCCAATGCTCGTGCTGCCATCCAGACAAAAATGAATGATCTGACTAAAGATTTTAAAAGTCAGTTTAAACTCACTACGGTTGGGGAGGATTTGCAGGCGCAAATGAAAGTTTTGGATGCAACTTACCAGGCACGCAAACAACTTGCCGAGAAAGAGCATTTGGATACAAAAGAATTAGATACTGCTTATCAGAAGGCTAAGGAACAATTAGTGCAGGATAGTGAGAATCGTATCAATCAGATCCGCAATCAATATGGGCTGTTAAATCAACAACAACAATATGATTTGCAGCTACAACAGTTGCAGCAATACCTGGATAATGAGACGCTCACCCATGAGGAACATGAGAAGGCCGTTCAGAATCTGAAACGTGATTCATTTAAAAAGCAGTTCGATTACTACTTAGACTTATTCTCCGGAGCCGTACAAGCACTTCAGCAAGCCGAAATGGATAATGTGGATGCTAAGTATGATGCCGAAATCGAAGCGGCGCAGGGAAATGCCGAAGAAGTTGAACGCCTAGAGAAAGAAAAGGCACAGAAGAAACTGGATATTGAGAAAAAATATGCAGATGTCAACTTTGCCATCAAAGCGTCTCAAATTATAGCTGATACAGCCGTTTCTATAATGAAAGCCATTGCCGATTTAGGTCCGATTGCTGGTCCTATAGCTGCTGCACTTATGGGGGTAACAGGTATTGCTCAACTTGCTTCTGCCAATGCGGAACGGCAAAAGGTTAAGAACATGACTCTTTCTGGTGGAAGTAGTTCTTCAAAAGGATCCGGGCAACGTGTTGCGAGTGGTCGTGAGTCCGGTGGTAAGATCGATGTTCGCCGGGCTCAAGATGGCAAGGTATTTAAAGGTGCTGATTATGATCCGGATGCCCGTGGGTTTATTGATAAACCAACCGTAATTGTAGGTGAAGGACCGGCAGGCCAGTCAAAAGAGTGGGTGGCTAGCAATGCAGCTGTTGATAATCCTACGGTTGGACCTATTCTTGACATGATTGATAAGTCGCAGCAAGCCGGCACCATCCGAACACTTGACTTGAATCAGGTTATACGATCAAAAATGGCAGGCTTTTCTTCAGGTGGAAGTATTTCACAGCCTATTCCTTCATCCGGAACTCCCAAAGATGACGGAAGCGGTACAGCACTACCTCCGGAATTGATGGAGAAGTTTGCTCATGCTATAATTGGTATCAATGAAAACGGGGTAAAGTCTTCCGTCGTGCTGACAGATTTAGAAAGGAAGCAGGAACTCCGGGATCGTAGTCGTCAAATCGGATCAAAATGATAAAATATGAAAATCACGAATTCAAAAACTGGTAAATCTTATCAGCTCACTCCAGGCACACAGCTTGAGGTTGAACGGCCTAATCTATTCTTTAATGAGTGGGGAGAACAAACATTACCTGTTGATATACCTAGCTCGGATTATAATGAAGAAGCTTTGGGATATCCTGATATAACTAGTGTACGTAAACTCCCGGATGATATACAAGCCACAATTTCGTCTGGAGAGTATTTCTCTGCATGTAGGCAAGCGATATTGAAAGTAAAACGTAAAAAGACAATTTCTACTTCTTTTTATTTGAATGAAGGTTCATTCCTGGCACAAATATCTAAGGCTTCATTAAGAGAAATGTTTGGTGAAGAGACAATACCTGGAGTGAAAACGGTTCAGCAGGGAATTGATTTCTGCAGGTCTTTAGTAGCGAATGAGAATACTCAATTCGCAATTTTTCCTGTATTCGTTGATTTCGATAATAGTCGTCGTTATATCAACCAGATGGAGTTTATGAATGCATCAGGTGGTATTACAGGATATAAGACCGGAAAACTTGATTTCTATAATTCTTATTCAAGGATAGAAGAGGTGGATGGTATTAGTGTCAAACTGGATCCAGGCTATTATATGACTCCATTTCTTCGTGCTCCCTATCTCTTGAAACGTATATTCTCGTATTTCGGTTATACGTTGCTAGAAAACTTCTTTGATGTGACAGAGCCTTTTAAAAGCATGGTTTTTATCAATAATACAATTGATTCACTTGTAAATGGTTCTATACTGCTTTCCCACCTTGTGCCTGACTGCATGTGTAATACGATCCTGGATGTTTTTAGAAAGAAATTTCTATGTGAGTTTATTCCGGATGAAGTTAATAGGACTGTTTCCATTGAGTTTTTTGATGATATAGCTAAGATGAAAGCAGAAACGGATCTTACTAACTGTTTGACTTCTCCACTTGAATTTGATATTCCAACATATCAAAAAGTAGTTCTATCTTCAGAGACTATGCTTGCGGATGGGGACACTTATGATTCGACCGCCGCCATAAAAGCTAAGTATCCTAATGCATATTGGGCTCCGATGTCGGGATCTTATTATCGTGTAGGATATTCGGACTATTCCATGCAAACACAAAAAATATCTTCTGCTACGATTCCTTACATGGCAGGCGGGACATTGAAAGAGAAAAAGATCACCTGTCCGGATGCTATGTTTTATCTGTTGTATGAGTCACGAGATTCTAGTAATTCTTCTGCCGCTAGAGATAATCGTACTTTAGTCTATCTGCCTTTTATTGGAGATGGCCGATCTTTGAACTCTACTTTAATAGTCAATAGTTCCTCTGATGACGAAGGGGACGATAATAATCAGGAGGAAGAAATTGCCTCTAATAAGGATCAGGCTCCTATGCTGTCTCTGGTTTATAAATATACTGATGGATATTGCATTGGGACAAATACCAATTATACCTATAATAACGTAAGATTTGCAGATTACTCTTTGCTGTATAATGGACCTGATGGCATCTTTGAAAGGTTCTATCGTACTTATGACAATTTATTACGTAATTCAATGCATCCGGTTAAAGGAGATATCTTACTTTCTGATCACCAGAAAATGAATATTCCGGCTCATCGGAAGGTGATAATAGATGGGCAGGAACTATTTATTGATAAACTTAAATATTCTATAGGTGGGGATAATGAACCTATAGAATCAAGTTTCTATACGTCTCGCTTATATGAACCTATACAGATTGCTCCGGCTGAAGAATCTCGCTTCCCTCTTCCACTCGATGCAAACTGTTGGAAAATAGATAGAAACTCTTATGAAATATCAGAGGCGGAATACAATGCGGAGCTGGTTAAATTTGGGGATAGCAGAGGAACGAATAAACTCCCATATATTTATCCTCCATTTCCAACGAAAGAACAAGTCGTTGCGGGTGGATATTATTATGAGCGATCTTTTGCCCACTATCAGGATGGTAGAGATAACAAGCGACGTTATTACCGTGTTGTGGCTAGGCTTCGTCCTATTAAGACTCCTTATTGATGTAATTATTGTCCTTTAGTCTGATAGATGCTTGAGCTAATTTTACGGTAAAAAAGAAGAGTTATGACTATTCTCCAACAACCTGATCCATTATCATTGAGTGGAAATATCAAAGAATTCCGCATTGGCACTACTACAACAATCTCCTTTAGACTCTTACAGGGAGGTGAGGAGATTGTGGCTCGGAGTTATGAGCCGGGTGCGGATGCTATCGTTATTATTAATATTCGGGATATTATCCATGACCGTTTGTCTTTCCTATTCAATAATACTTCAATGGTATATGAACAGAAGACAATTGTTTCTACTTTTAAGGCACTACTTTCAGGTACTGAAGTGGACTTTACTGCCATCCGTTGCGGAGTCGATATGCTTGCTGATACTCCAGCCAACTTTCTTCTTCAGAACTTTCTGACCTGGCAACCGAATGTAAAGCCAGTCACATATTACTCTCCTGAATTTCTGACGTATTATGCCGTCCAGGAATGTAGGGTAAAACTTCATGCCTATTTTACTGATGAGTCAGCTACAATCGTTTCGCAGAGCGATTTGGTATTAGCTGATCTTACAAAAGGGAAAGCTTATACAATTCCTTTGCAATATGCTTCTGTTGTAGGAAAGCTAGGTGATAAAATGCCGGCTTATTATGATGTTTGGGTTGAAGATGCGGAAGGGATACGGCTGTCGTATGTACAGCGGTATTATGCTTCAGATATGAAATCAGAAACCGAACAATGGGTATTATTTGAGAATTCACTTGGTGGCATTGATACGTTTCGTGCGTATGGTTCTACGGCTTTCACTGGAGAACATACGCATAATATTGCGGAGATCGATGATATATCTCTTGAATATCGTGTTGATACTGCTCGTAAATTTCAAAAGGATACGGGATATTTGAATAAGAAAGAACGTACCTGGCTGCTTGACTTTTTCCCGTCTTTGAAGAAGTATTTATATACAGGAGCCTATATCCGTTCAATTATTGTTGTAGAAAGTAATGTGACTTATACAGATAAGGAGTTACCAAGCAACTATACTTTTACTTATAAATTCGCTGATGCCAAACCCTTCCTGAACCTGCAAAGGTCAGATATTCCAACAGATGCACTTGAAATTGTTGTGCCTGAAGTTGGTTCTTTTACAGTGCCCCCTCGACTTATTGAATTCCCTCGCCTACCACTGTCTGAGGGGGCATTATTTCCTGTTCAAGACCCTTTTTCTGAAAACTGGAACGTAACGACTGCAGGATCCTTGGGGGATTTTATTACAGAGCGAATTGCGAAGGATTATGGTGGGGGAGGAGGAGTTGGACACCAACATAATAATATTGACTTATTACAATTGATGTCTTATGCTGCAGAGTATTTATTAGTTTCGGGAAAGAAAATAAAAGCGGGGTATGCGGATAAGGCTGGGGGGATTGATGGGCTAGAAAAGATATATCTGGCCAAGGACCGACCTGATGTAACAGAGTATCTTTTAGAATTTTTGGGCGGTATTAAGGTCTTGAATGGATTGGCTGTTGATAATGTGACAGTTTGGGAGGACTTATTGATTGATGGACATCTTTTCTCTTTTGAATATGCCGAAAAGCTACTGGGATGGATGATTACTGCGAATGGGGATATTGATGCAAAGTCTCTTCGCTTACGTGATTTTCTTGAAGTTCCTGAACTGCGATACAACCGTGTATCGATTGTTTCGGGTGAGGAGTGGAATGCACCAGGAGGTGGTGTAATTGAATCGATTGATATTGAAAATAGAATAATTTACTTGAAGCTGGAGCCGGGAGAAACCGCACAAATTGAAATTGATGATATTTGTAAAGGGATATTTAATAATGAAACCGGATTCCAAACGGCTTATTTTCGTATTACAGAGCAATTAGGAGAATCAACTTTCAAATATGTTCTTCGAAGCGGGTATTCTTTCCATCCTTGTAAGGCTATGCATTTTGTCGCGTATGGTAGCTTTACGAATGAAGATCGGCAAAGGTCGAGTTACTCAACACAAAGTTATGTCCGTTATCTGACGGGTGTTAATGGTTGGGAGATTACAAAGGAAATGATTGCTATGCAGTTGGGCGACTTGTCTAACTTAAAGTTGTTTGGTATCGAAATGACCGGACATAGCGCGTATCTCCGCAATGTGTATATGACAGGGGTAATCAAACAGATTTCAGATGATGGAGTAACGGAAAGCCGTGTTTCTTGCTTCAAAGGAGAATGGACATCCGGAAGCTATTACTATTATGATGAGGTTACTCACAACGGATCGTCATGGTTATGTATTTCAGATAAGCCTACAACGCAAGAACCAGAGGAAGGTGCTACAGACTGGCTTGAAAAGTCGGCGGCGGGTAAAGATGCGGTAATAGTTAATATAATGAGTTCTAACGGCAATATATTTCAGAACGGCTCTATATCTACTACTTTAACCGCTTATGTGATAAAGGGAGATACTGATATTACAGATAGTGTTCCAGCTTCCCGGTTCTCATGGGAGAAAGAAAGTAATAACGATGATACCGATAAGATATTTAATGAGGCGCATGTCGGGCACGGGCATGTGTTGACACTTACCTCGGATGATGTTTGGGGACGTGCTACATTTAACTGTATTGTGAATTTGTAAAACTTCTAAATTATGAAAATAAAAGATTGTATAGCTTTTGCAAAGTGTGTGCGTAATCCTGACTCGCCTTTGACTGTAGATGCTCAAACAGTTCATGGAGAGAGTTCCACTTGCGCATATCACCAAAATGAAGAATTATCTTCCAAAGATGTTTGTTCTCCAAAAACAAAGATGACATTGTCGCAGATAGATTTGAGTAAATTTCCCGATGGTAGTCGGGTTCTGCAAGTTGGTCCGCCACTGATAATAGATATTCCCGACAGTTATATTGAGGCTGTCCGAAATTCGCCATTAGGCAGTGACAAGCAACCTCCTTGTAACTGTTTAGAAGATAGTCGGGAGACATACTACAAAATTCAATCAAGTTTTTTAATTGGTAAATCGAAGCTAGATGGCACATAGTTTCCTCAAACCAGATTAAACCTGATATTTCTCCTGTAGACGCTCCGTTGATTAGGCTATGACAATATTCATGTGAGAATTGATATGCCCATCTCCACCATTCATCGCCTTGCGTACTTAAAAATATCAAGTGTCCGTTAGGAATTTTATTGCATTGAGGGTCTCCTGGACGATATTCTATCATACATAGAGTTGACATATCTACTGATTTCTCCAATGACAATGCAAAGTCATTCTGGATGTTAACTAATAGTTCATGAACGATTTCTCTATTGTATATACCGAAAGCATCATCGATGGGCATGAATATATTTGATGCAATATTAGAAAATGCTGACATAATAATTGAAATTTTAAATGTGACGAAACAAATGTAGTAATAATGATAGAACGCTCTACATCTTGAATAATAAAGTTTTAAATGTGACAATTTTCAACTACCCTTTATAGACGTTTCTTATTTAGATAATAGTATTAACAACTTAATTAACTAGAATTATGCCAATTGCAAGAGGACAAATTACCATCGTCGATCTTAACGACGCTAAATCAATGAACATGTATCTAGGCTCTAATCAACCTTTGACGCAAATCTTTAACAAGGAAAACAGCACCTATGTACCGAACTATACGGCTTCTCCTTTCCTTGTCATTACCCCTGAAATGTATGTATCCGGAACGACAACGAACGTAATCAGTCGTTTAAAAGCTGCTCCTACCTACACTGTGAATGGAGGTGCAATCGCTGCATTCGGTGGTACTGTTGCCGCTACTGCACCGTATGCGCTGACGCTCAAGAACAATATGACATCTGTATCGCAGATGAAGGTCGAATGCTCCGGTATTTATGTTGATCCGGATACGAAGTTAGAAACTCCTGTCAAGGCAGTTATCAACTACACTAAAACTGAAAATGCCGGGCAGCTTATTTGTGCTATTGCGTATGCTCCTGCCGGTAATGTTTTCAAAAACGATCAGTCTTCAACTTTAAAAGCGCATTGTGACATGTGGCGGGGTAGTAGTATCGATGCTGATAAGGTTGCATATCAATGGTTTAAATTGAAATCTGATGGTACCTGGGAATCTTTGGCAGCTTCCAACTCATACGGCATTACGGGTACAACAACTAATGAGATCACCATCCCGGCAAGTGCTGTCTTAAATTTCGAGTCTTTCAAATGTGAGATCAAAGATACCGATACAGCATCCGGGACCTACAACACAACGGTGAGCGATATTATTTCGTTCTCCGATCTTTCCGATCCGTATATAGTGGAAGTCTCTTCTACAACGGGGGATAAATTAATAAATGGCCAAGGAAGTACGACTGTCAATGCCAAAGTCTGGCAGAATGGTGAAGCTTTCACCGACAGTGCTGCTGATACCAAATTTGTATTTTCTTGGAAGAAGTACAATAAGGATGGTACACAAGATACGGCTTGGGGAACTTCTGGTGTAAAGACTGGAAAGACCATTACCGTCACTGCTGCCGAAGTCGATGTAAAAGCGACGTTTGTAGTTGAATTATCACTAAAATAATAGTATGATAGTAGCAAGAGGACAAATAACGATTAGCGTAACGAAGGACGGGCAATATCCCGCGCAGGAGTTCGCAAAATCTACATCTGGTACGGTTGCGCCTACAAGTGGGTGGAGTAAAACTCCGCCCGCCTGTGGTACAAACGAATATTTGTGGATGCGCACGGGTATTGTTATCCCTCCGGCTACGTCTCCCGTTTCGTGGACTACAGTTCGCATTGGTGCAATAGATGGGGCAACTGGGGCTAAAGGTGACAAAGGTGAAACGGGGCCGACCGGATCGCAAGGTATTCCTGGCACATCACAATTCTTTCATGTGAAGTACTCCGCTAATGCGAACGGCAATCCTATGAGTGATACTCCTAATACCTACATTGGTACAGCAGTTACAACAAGTGCGGCCGCTCCGACTGCTAACACGTCGTATAAATGGGTACAGTTGAAAGGTTCGCAGGGCATCAAGGGAGATCAAGGTATCGCGGGACCGACCGGAGCGGATGGTAAGATAAGTTATCTGCACATCAAGTATAGTGACAACGGTACGACCTTTACGGCAAATGGCGGCGAGACTCCTGGTGCTTACATCGGCCAATACACCGACTTCACGGCGGCGGACAGTAATACGTTTTCCGCTTACACTTGGACGAAGGTTAAAGGTGACAAAGGAGACAAAGGCGACAAGGGAGATACGGGTGCAACTGGGGCTAAAGGTGACAAAGGCGAAACGGGGCCGACCGGTTCACAAGGTATTCCCGGTACATCGCAGTATTTTCATGTGAAGTATTCCGCTAATGCGAACGGAAATCCGATGTCTGACACTCCGAACACTTATATCGGCACGGCGGTAACAACAAGCGCGACCGCTCCGACCGGATACACTTCTTATAAGTGGGTACAGTTGAAAGGCTCGCAAGGTCCTAAAGGAGATCAAGGTATTGCCGGACCAACCGGAGCCAACGGGCAAACTTCTTACTTACACATCAAGTACTCGGACAATGGTACGACGTTTACCGCTAACAACGGTGAGACGCCGGGCGCATACATCGGCCAATACACCGACTTCACAGCGGCAGACAGTAATACGTTTTCCGCTTATACATGGACGAAGGTCAAAGGTGATAAAGGTGATAAAGGCGATAAGGGAGATACGGGTGCAACTGGAGCAACCGGGCTTCCCGGTGCTCTAATCCGTCCGCGCGGCGAGTGGAAAGCAAATACTAACTATGTTAACAACACGCAGTATCGAGATACTATCATCTACAACGGTAATACTTATTCGTGTCGTGCGGATCATACTTCTGGGAGTTCTTTCGATGTAACGAAATGGACTTTGTTTAACGAATTTATAAATGTCGCTACGCATTTATTAGTAGCTCAAAATGCAACGATCGATATACTCGGTACGTCTGGTCTATTTATCGGTAATCAAGCAAAAACGCAAGGTTGGTTAATGACAGGCGGTTCGATTAAGCATAATGTAACTGGGCTTGAATTAACAGCAGATGGGAAATTATCACTCCCTAAAACGGGTGCGATATTGGTTGGGAATAAAACGTTTATCAGTGATGGAAAGATTGTAACAGATTTTATCGATGTTAAGACCTTAGAAGTTGAAAAGCTGAATGGTGCGACGGGTACATTTAAACGCTTACAGGGAATAGATGATAATAATATTGTTAAATGCGCAATTGGGTTTAGCTCTAGTGAGGGAAAGATGTATTTTGAAGGAGATATGCAGCACCAAGGAACTTATAAAGATCCTGTGAAAGGAGAACGAAGTTTCAGGTTTTACACTGCTGACTTATGGTGTAGAGGGCAATTCGGACATTATCAAATGACTTCTCTCTTATTTAATTCTGCTTCAACTAGTGATTTCTTTGCGCATATTTATAATTATGGAACTGATACAACTTATCACAAATATGCGCAAGCAGGACAACCGATAGACTGCATTTTTCTTGAAGGAAGCGGGAACTATGTATTATATGTGTGTGACTCACCCCGTCGTAAGTTTTTGACAGTTGTCAATGCCTCCGGTTATCCTAAAAGAGTTATGATGGTATATCAGAACAGTAGTACTGACACTATTGAACCATACAGATTTAAAATTTTTGTGACAGCTGAAATAAATACATCTAAACCGAATCCCTCATCTACTGTAAATTTACATGCATTACAATTATGAAAATAGACTTTAGAAATATTCAAGTAAAAGACATCGAAGGGAATAATAGTACCGTCGATATTGCAAAAATGTTAGGCAATGCGATCTATCAGAAAACCGCCGATTTGGGCGAGTTGGAATTAGCTCAACAAATCTATAAAAACGGTGAGGTAGAGTTATCTACGGAGCAGGCGGAACGCATCAAAGAGTTTGTAAGAACTAACTTTGTCGCAGTTGTACAGATTGCGGTTAATGAAGCTTTGTCTTAATTCTGTAGGATGGTAGGACTGTAGGTTCAATATTTTAAATATTCTATTAAAAAATAATGCTCCAGGTTACTCCGGAGCATTATTTTTAAAAAGCATCTTCGTAATTCTTAATAAGGGCATTTGCCTCTTGGATGTCGTGTGGGGTATAGATATCCGTCATGAGGATACTGCTATGTCTTGCCTGATCACGTACACTCAATGTATCATAATGACGTAGCATATTAGTAATTCCGGTGTCCTTGAGCGAGTAAAATTTATATCGGTCCGGGAACTTTAGGTCTATCCTTACATGTCGTGCCCACCAATCCCTAAACATCTTCTCTGATTTTTGTTTCATTCCTGGTTTAAATCCATCAGAGAATAAGAAGCAATCATTTGGCATATTAAAGATTTTGAGATCCAGCATCAAATGGATTACTTTCGCTGGTAGGGTAATAGTACCATCCTTTTTATTTTTCGATATCGTGTCCGGAAGAAATATAGTTTGTCTGGCCAAGCTTATATTAGAAAGTTTAAGTTTACTCATCTCGGCCGGTCGGATGAAGCAGTAATATAATATATAACTTGCTAAAAGGAAATGAGGATTCTTTTCCTTGAGATATTCATTCAATTTGACTAGTTCTTCTTTCTTAAGTTGTGTCCGGATCTTCTTTTTCCCTTTTCGGCCAATGACACTAATTCCTTCAGTAGGATTTTTGGCGAGATAATTTCGTTCTAGGCAATACGATGAGAATGATCTTAAGAAACCTAGATAATTGTCTCGAGTGAATGCGGTGTTATCCCTTGTTATATATACTTCTTCTAGTAACATGACACAAAAGTCCTTGCTAAATTGGTAAATGTAGGTAATTGGGACTTCTCTTCCTTTGTTGTATATCTCCATATTATGAAGGTAAGAGGAATATGACTTCAAGGTTTCTGGACGGTAATGACCATCACGAAGCATTTTGTAAATGTAGGCTCGATACTTATCGATAATATCCTTGAATAACAAATAAGCATTTCCCTGTTCCTGTTCAATCCAGGGATTCCATCCACATGAAAGTTTCTCGGATATCCGGATCATATAATCCTTTGCGTACTTTCTACGTTCGTTTGCTCTCTTGATAAAGTTGAGTTTGATTTTCTTTCGTCGCATTTCTCCTTTTGCTGGATCGAATGCATAGAAGTCAATGTACCAATCGTTTCCAGTATGTAGGACTGGAGGAGTGAAACCTTGAATTTCCTTAAGTGAAGACATTTTTTTTTATTTGTTTTCGCACCTTGCGAGAACAAATCCGTTCATATCCGCCGTCCCGATTTCGTCCCGGCTGTTATTGAAAAATCGGGATTAACTCTCTGTAAATCAGTTAGTTAACCCCAATTTTGTCGGAATGAGGCGACTCGAACGCCCGACCCCTACGTCCCGAACGTAGTGCGCTACCAACTGCGCTACATTCCGATTGCTTAAGAAGTGGTGCCACCAGGAATCGAACCGGGGACACAAGGATTTTCAGTCCTTTGCTCTACCAACTGAGCTATGGCACCT